GATATTATCTATCAATTGGCCTTCCAAACATGGGGAGGGGGGAAAAGTGTTGTACGTTTGAAAACCGATTATAGGACGGATTATGATTTTGACCAAGATATCATATTGGAGGCAGCTGAAGATCCTACCCTTATTTTTTTTGATCCAGCCGCTAAAAAATGTAATAGAGAGGATGGCCAATTTGTCTTTGAAATCGTGACAATTGAAAAGAAGCATTTTGAAAATCTTTACCCTGATATTCCCTGGGAAAGAGTAAAAGAGGCACAACAATATATAGATAAATTAGAAAAAGGGTACACGAGTGGGTCCCAAGATTTGAAACGTACGACCCTTATAAAATATTTTTACAAACGCAAAGTAAGCACTAAAACTCTTTATCTTACGACTAAAAATGATGAAAAAGTAGTCACCGAAAAAAGACCCTCTGCTTCTAAAATTATCAAAGAAAGACGGGTCGATACCTATCAAACTTGGCGATGTGAGTTTATTGGAGATTTGATCATCAAAGAATCGGCACCCACTAATTTTTCTCATCTTCCTTTTTTGATGTTAAGCGGCGAAACCTATAAAGAAAAAGATAAACAGCGTCTTATCCCTTATGCCAAACATGCATTAGATGCGCAACGCGTTAAAAATTTCATGATGAATTTCTTTTTATTCGAAGCCATCAACAATCGAACGTTTTTTGTGACAGCAGTTAAAGGTTCTTTAGATGAAGATGCACGCGGTAATGTGAGAAATCCCACCAAACCTGCCGTAATAGAATACGATCCCATGATTAATATTTCAGGTAAAATGACGCCTGCGCCTCCTCCTCAGTTTCATAGTGCGAGTCCTTTACCTACCCAAACTTTAGAAGTTTTTAAGGCGATGGATGAAACAATTGAAAGAATATTAGGCTCTCAGTTTGGGAGTTTGGCACAGAAAAATATGAGTGGTAAAGCCTTATATAATTTAGCAGATTTTATTAGTGCTTCTAATGAAGTTTTTATGCAAAATCTGTTAATGCTGACTACTCGTATTGGGGAAATTATGTTAGATGTAATTATGAGGATTTACTCGCCTCGCGAAGTAGTTCTGAAGAGTAAAAAGGAAGAAACAAAATTTACTTTTAATTATGTATGTGAAAATATGCGATATCATTTAGTAGTCGAACGTGGTGTAAATTACAAATTACAGCAACAAGCTACCGTTGAATCTTTGCTGGATTTGGCAAAAGCTTCCCCCCCATTTGCACAATTTTTATACAGTGCAGGGATGCCCATGTTAATGGCGAATATTGATCTTAAAGACAAATCCAAATTCATTTCAGCTTTTGAAGAATTTAAGGAAGAACAAGAGAAAAAACAAGAAGAGCAAATGGAGATGATGGGAAATTCCCAACAAATAGCCCAAAAAATTGCAGAACAAAAATTGAAGAGTGAAGGCGAAAGTAGCACCGCTAATCTTATGAATGCCACTAATCGCACGCATGAAATTGCAATGAAAAAAGAAGCGATGAGCCACGATCAAGTGAGTACCCATCTTAATGATCTCTTGCGGGGATTAGAGATTGGAGCTGAAATCAAAAAGACCGAATTAGACAATATCACCAAAATGGCGGATATTAGTGTAAAACACAAAAGCAATTTAATGAACCATCTAAAAAGAGGACAGCGCAATGGCTAAAAAAAGTAGTGCAAAAAAATTACCTAAATTAGGGAGTGGTAAACGCTTCAAAGCTTTAAGTGGCAGTGTAGCCGCCCAATATGAGAAAAAGGGAATGAGCGCAGAAAAAGCTAAAAAGATCGGTGGCGCAGTCGCTGCAATGGCAGGCCGAAAAAAATATGGTGCCAAAAAAATGACTAAAATGGCTGTGAAAGGGCGCAAAAGAAAATAGCTTTTACTTAGATAAAATTGAAAACTAAATCATCAGGAGATGAAAATGACTTTACCTTATAACCAAGTAAATAAACGCAGCTTTCAAGCCTGGAATTCAGATTCCTATAATTTCGCTGTACAAAATAGAGTATTACTGGAAAAATTTTTAGAACCCAATTTTAGTAATGCCACTGGGCTTTTCGCGCTGCCTATTCAATTTATTAAATCTGCCGACGGAAATGGATTGGTATACGGTACAGTACTCTATAGTGGGCCTAATATCTCAGGGTTTCCTCCGATTAATGTGCTTGCGATGCCGAGTGAAATATTTAGAGGTTTTAAAGGATTTATAGCACCTCATCCTATTTCTATTGATAGTACGGGTGGCACGAAAGGATGGCATGCAGGACAGGGAGCTACTCCTTTTGATATTCAAATTACTTCAACACTTCAAACAGTAGCGTCCACTCCGTTAGATACGGGCGATATTGTATCTATCTATTATCCTATTCTAGGTGAGAGGTTGATACCCACGACTCCCTAGAGTCATTAAGGAAATATAAAAATGGCTATTACTCAATTACCGCCAGGGTATAAAAATTTAAAGTCACGTGCTTTCCAAGGTTGGAATAGTGATGCTGCTACTTTTTTAAAAACCGAAATAATCCCATTAGCTCCTTATTTAGCTACCGCTTGGATAGATGGGGTGGGGCAACCAAATAGTGGCATGAAGCTCTATAAATTTTTATCGGGAATGTGGAAAATTTATGGAAATATAACGTATATAGGGGGATTAATTAATACTCCTCAGAATGTTCCTATGATTGTATTACCTTCTTCATTTGAGAATGAATTAAGCCTGTTTCAAAATGTGCGCGGTACACCGATGCCTATCGTCGCGGTGAATATTACCCCCACTGCTGTGCCATCTTTTGAATGGAATAGTATTTTACAATTTGATTTAAGAGTACTGAATGCTCAAGCTGTGGATACCAATGCTCAGTTTATGATTGATTTTACGTTATTACCCGCCTAGAAAAAAGGTAAAAAAATGAGTCGCTTACCCTATAAACAAACCAGAGAACGCGCTTTTCAAGTGTGGAATCGCGATCTACGCCAATTTGAAATAGAAAATCGCATTGATTTAAGTGACTCCTTGTTCCCGCTCCCTTGGGAATCTTTAGGAAATGACCCTCTCACAAAGCTTCAATTAATTACTTATATGAATGGAAGGGGGGTAATCACTGGGGCGGTCACTTATACAGGAACTCCTACTACTCCTGTTACTCCTATTATTGTTAACATTCCTCCTTTGGACATTTTCAAAGGATTTAACAACCGTCCGCCTATGTTTCCAGTAGTAGTCCAAGAAATTCCCCCTAATTCGCCAAAAATTTGGATTCAATCTTACACTTCTACCTTTAATTTAACCCTTCAAGTGGCTGGAGCTATCACTACTTTACAACCTAATGATATTGTTTTCTTTCATCTTCCTATTTTTCCCAAAAATCTAGTTTTGGTTAATTCTTAAAGAGCTAAGCACTTAACCGTTAAGCACTTAAGAGAGGCAAAAAAGCACTTACTTGGAGAAAGTTCCCGTAGCTAAAATACCCCCTTCCCCTCGCTGAAACTCGCTGAACACCTCGCTGAAACTGCTTAATGTTATAATATAACTAATCAATAAAACTTAATTTCACGCAATTTTCCACTCATTTTTCACGCAATCACGCAATTTTCCCACCGGCGACCATCGATAAAACTGTTTAATATTATAATATAACCATGGAATGATATAACATAACCACAAAACTCTTGACAACCCAAAAGAGGACGCTTAGAGTGGAAATTACGTTAGCAACGGTTAACAGCTATCTTCTGGGTCTCCCAGGTACGTTTGTAACGGTAAAAACACGGAGTAAAAAATGAGTGAATCTAATGAATTAGCCTCTTCTGAAGTGGGTAATGAAGTAGAAGCAGCCCCTATGGCTGAAGAATCTGCCAATACTGACAAAACTTATACTCAAGATGAAGTAAATGTTGAAAAAGGTAAGTTTGCAGCAGGATTGAAAAAAACCTATCGAGAAAAAGGCTATAACGAGGGCTATCAAAAAGCATTGCAAGAACAGCAAGCTAATGTACCCAAAGAGTTTCAATCGGAATCGGTTCGTGAGGAAAACGTCACGCCGACGTATAATGCGCCTCCTTTATCTTCACAAGGGAATAATATATCGCCCCAAGAGGTGAGAGAGTATGAGAAGGCACAAGAAGTGCGTCGTCGCGCTCTTCCTAAATACGATGATTTTGAGAAAAAAGTAATGGAATTTTCTCAAAAAAGCCAATACGATCCGGAACTGAAAATGTTACTACAGCACGCTGTAAGTATCGGTAATGAAGATACTGTATATAAAGTTCTTTCAGACCCCGATGCACGCAAAAGCATTTTGGATAAAAACCCTCGATTATGGGAAAAAGAATTGTTGAAAATAGGAGCTAACAAAAAAGCCCCTGTTGTCATCAAAAATGCTTTTCCTCCGTTAGATGAGACCACTGCTCCGAACCCAAGTAGCGAAGAATCGAGCAGAAATCAGCGACATAAATGGGCGCGAGACCGCCTTAATGGCCGCTGTTAATTTGTAAATACTCTCTTTGGTTCTTCAATTTGTATAATTTTTTACATCGGAGAACCAATCATGGCAGCTAATAACTCTTTACAATTTATTGAAGCATATCTATCGCAGGCGGCATTGCCTCTGCTGGTCAATATGCTCACTATCTGTCGCACTTTTGATCATAAATATGACAACTGGGATACAGTGGAAAAATATGGTACACGTGGTGCCACTTATAAATTCAAAAAACCTACTCGCATTAGTACTTCCCCCAGTCTTTCCTTTGACGCGGTCAATACGGGTGAATTTGCTGAAGAATTCATGACGATTTCCGCTGATCAACAATCCTTGGCTAACTATGCAGTCACAGATCAACAATTAGCCACTTTCAATAATGAAGACCTTTTGCGAACCAATGGGGATGCTTCTATTGAATCTATTGCGACCGATATAGATACTTTTTGCGGTACTTTAGCTGCATTTGGAGGTTATCGCTTTGTAGGTGCGCCTATTGTTCAGCCAGGTCAAATGCAAAGTGTCGGCGAAGTGACAGAAGCAATGGCATTAGTACGATCTTTTGGTGGAAATCAATTAGCGTATTATGGGATTCCTAATATAGAATACGCCGCTATTGGTCAAACCGCATTGCAACAATTTGTCCCTGAACGAAATGAAGAATTATCTTTTGCTGGGGATTTAGGTCATTTGGGAGGGGTATCACGCACTCGTTTCTATCAAAGCACTCTTTTCCCAATTCATCTATCTGGGACGGCTGCTAACAATACTGTTAATACTGCTGGGGGTTATGAAATTACGTCTGTTACTCCAGCTACCGTTCCTAGCACTTCTAATACAAGTGTAATTGTATTGACCGGAGGAACTACCGGCGAAACTATTCTTGTGAATGATGTATTTGATATTGGAGCTATTAATCTCACTAATCCTGTGAATTTCTTAACTTTTGTAGGGTATGCCCCCAGTCGAGTTCAGGTTCAAGGAAAAGTATTAGTAGGAGATACTTTTGATGGAGGTGGAAATGCGACTATTACCGTTCAGCCTGCCTATATTTTTGATGGAACTGGCGTAAATCCTGCTCGAAATTTATCAAGGGCTATTATTACAGGTGCATCTGGTGATCTTTTAAGATTGGCTACTTCTCATGTAGCGGGTGAAATTCATATGAAAAATTATATTAAATTCGCTAATCCTATGTTACCTACTAAAAGCCCTTATGATACAGCGACCGAAGGTGATCCTGAGACTCAAACTTCCTTGCGTGTTTATCATGGTGCATTGATGGGTAATGATATTACTCAATTTGTTCATGATACTATTTTTGGCGGTGGAGCAGCTGAAGAAGGGGTAGTGAGAGTACTTTACCCACTTACGAATAGTACTTAAATCATGTTAGTTAAATCTCTCGTTCAAGATGCTTATATCTGGGCGCAAATCATCGCTGAACGCGGTGAAAGCGCAGATGCTACTCAATTGCGTCAAGGATCTACGCTACTTAATATTATTTTAAGAACGATAAACATTACAGGACGAGAGATTGGCTTGATTACTAAAGAAGATTTTACGTTGATCGCCGGTCAAAACTTTTTCCAATTAGATAATTTTACAAAATTATTGAAGGTTCAATTTTTATTAGGTAATACCTTATTAGATATTGTATTGATGGATTTAAATGACTTTTATAATAATGCTAGAATTCAAACTACCAAAGGCATTCCTTATCAAGGATATGCTCAACGAACCCCTGCAGGGATTGAATTACAACTTTTTTTTATTCCTTCCGAAAATTACCCGATTACCGTTCAAGGATATAAAGATTTAGGCCCTCTAGATTTGAATGACACGCTGGCCGGAATAGAAAGTTTTATGCAAGATTATTTGCTTTTTAAATTAGCTTATAAATTGCAAACTTATTATCAATTGCCCCCTACTCAGTTTATATTAGAAGAAGTAGCGGCTCTCGATAAGAAATTAGAGACACTTCATCCTAAACGAACTGATATAAATATAAGGCGTGTAGGTGATAGTACCTATGGTCGCGGCTTGCCATTTTTAAATTTAGGACGAGGATGGATGCCATAATATGCTTACTGCTAAAGCTTCTAAAATAATGCCTATTGATCTTACTGCGGGTTACAATCCCGTTCGTTTTCCTGTTATCGATAATCAAACCACCTACAATCTTTATGAATTTGAAGGGGCAATGATTCCTACTCCTGGATTTAAGAACCTATTTCAAATTTCTTCTTCAGAGCAAGGAAGAGGTTTGTTTTATAGTGATATTTTTAGTCAAACAATTGCCGTAATTGGAGCTGATGTTTATTTAATTACTCCTCTTTCTCATTCTTTAATAGGGTCATTAAAGACTACCTTAGGCGATGTTTTCTTTTCAGAAAATGCTATTTTAAGTAGTTTTGATTCTAAAACGGGTAATCCTGGAGGGCAAGTCGTTATTAGTGATGGAGATAATATTTATATATTACGTTCCACTGGAGAACTTATCATTGCCAAAAATGACCAAGGTGACGATCTTACTTTTAGACCTGGAATGTTGGCTTTTCAAGATGATTTTTTCTTTACCATTGATATTGATTCAAACCGTTTATATGCGAGTCAATTAAATAATGGAGCTGTTTGGCCTGTTTTAAGTTTTACTACTATTGATAGTATCGCGAGAGGCGTTATAGCTTTTGAAAGAACGGTTTTTGTATTTGGAAAAGATTTAACTCAAGTTTTTCAAGATGCAGCACAATTTCCTTTTCCTTATCAAAAAGATATTACAAGAGCTTATGAATATGGATGCTTATCACCGGCTACTATTGCAGTTTCTTCGGGGATTTTTGTATGGTTAGCTTCCACACGAGCTACCACCCCTTTAATTTTAGCCTCTCAAGGCGGAAATCCTGAAGCTATTTCGACACCTGGTATTGATAATGTATTGAGTAACTTAAAAAGACCTCAAGATAGTGAAGGGTTTATCTATGAACAAGATGGCCATATTTTTTATCAAATTAATTTTTTAAATGATAATATTTCTCTTCTTTATGATTTTTATACTAAAAAATGGTTTGTTGTATCTTCTGCCAATCAAAAAACCAATCATCCTATTAGAAAGACTGTATTAGATGAACAAACTAATAAATTTTTAGCCATTACAAATACAGATGGAAATATATATGAATTCGGAGTGAATTTTTTTACTAATGATGGAGAGATTGTCAAAAGAACTATTATTGGGAAAAATATTGTGTTTAATGAACGGCCAATGATATGTAAAGAATTAGATGTTCAAATTCAACAAGGTGAAAATGAAACTACTTCCAAAGTTTGTTTATTAATTAGTAAAGATAGAGGAAGAACATTTGGTGCTACGCAGATTTATGAATTAGGGAATATTGGTTTTAGAATAAATTTACTGAGATTTAGAAAATTAGGAGCTTCACGGTGGTGGACATTTAAACTTGATTTTCTCTCCGCTGAAGCAATGGTCGTATTAAAAGCAGAGGGGTTTTTCGGATGACTTTTCCAGTTGCTCCCATTCAAGTTCCTGCCGCACAGGGAAGTAAAGATATTTTGCCTTATCAATGGATAAATTATCATAACCAATTATCCACGCAATTAAGAACTAAACTAAATGATCAAGGTTATCAATTTCCTGGGGTCTCACAAACTAATTTAAATAACATTGAACAAGATAAATCTCAATCCATCGTCTACAACCAAGATACTACGCGCATGAATGTTAATAATAATAGCGAATATGAGGAAATTGCAACACGGCCTAAAAAAACGTTGACTCAAATTCAAGCTCAATTAGCTCAAGAAGGAATTGGAATGCAGGGACGAATTTTTGTAGATACTACCAATAATACGATGATTACTACTTTGGATGGATCAACCCTTGTAACCCTTCAAACCGTTTAGGAGAAAATATTATGTCATTTCAGAAAGCTTCCGCATACTATCAGCCGTTTTATGATACTGGCACGAGTGCCATGCAGAATTATTATGGAGCATTGCAAGGTTTAATGCAGGATCCCACCGCTTTGGAAAACCAAATTATGGGAAGCTATAGCATGTCACCCTGGGCGCAACAACAAACTAATACTCTTACACAAAATCTTAATCGTTCAGCTGCAATGGGGGGGAATTTAGGAACTCCCAATGAGCAATTATCAATGGCCAATCAATTACAAGGTGTGGTTTCTAAAGATCAACAACAATATCTTCAAAATGCGATGACACCTTATATGGCTGGTTTAAGCGGAGAACAATACTTAACGGGGATGGGACTCAAATCAGCTCATGGATTAGCTGGAATTCAGATGACCCAACAGCGACAACAAATGATGAAACAAATGGCTGAAGAAAAAGCACAAGCGGGAATGTTTGGAGATATTGCGGGAATGGGAATGGGTATCGCGGGTTTGGCAATGCTATAGAGGAATATAATTATGTATGGGAATACGGTAAATCCATTTATGCAAGGACTCAGTTCAGGGATCGGCAATATTTCTCAAATTATGAATATGAGGAATGCGGCTCAACAAAGACGCGCTCAACAACAAGCGTTAAATCAACGAATGCAATTAGCAGCCAATATGGCTCCGTATCAACAACAACTGGTTCAAGCGCGTACGGATTTATTGGGTTCTCAACAAGCTAAAATCGGCCAACAAATGCAATATCCAGGCCTGGGAGGTACGGGAGCTGCAGGACAATATGGCATTTTAAATTATATTGCTCAAACGCAAGGGATGGATAGCCCTCAATATAAACAATTAGCTTCCGCCTTAGAGACTCAACAAAAAGGAGCTGCTGCGCGGGCATTATATTTTACCACTCAAGCTGGATTAGCTGGGACTCGGTTTTCCTCTCAATTAGCTCGGTCTCAAGTTAATGAAGAATTACAAGCTTTACATTATCCTCAAACCATCATTAATACTTTAAATGATGAGCAAAAAGCCCAAATCGCCCAAAGCAAACAACCTTATATGGGTATTCATCCTCAACGTATTCCACCT